AATGGATTATGCTGGACTCAGGTCCAAGCGACCCCATGCACCTACCCCCCAAGGCATAATGTCCCACGCCCCCGAGAAGCTAGCGGACCTCTCGGCCGCGCCCTACAACCCCCGGACGATTACGATCGGGGCGCTTGAGGGCTTGTCCTACTCTCTGGCGGAGTTCGGGGATTTGTCGGGAGTGACCTTCAACTCCAGGACCGGGCACCTAGTCGCCGGGCACCAGCGGGTCAAAAGCCTGCGGCAGCAGTATGGCGACCTGGCGATCGTGGACGGTGGGATCACCACGCCGGAGGGGCACCGCTTCTCTGTGAGGGTGGTGGACTGGGACGAGGCGAAGGAGAAGGCCGCGAACGTGGCGGCCAACACCCCGACGATCTCGGGGGACTTCACGTCGGACCTGGGTGACCTGCTCGACGAGCTGAAGGCGGACGAAGCCGAGACCTTCGACGCGCTGCACCTCGATGACCTGACAGCTTTGCTGGAGTCCCTCGCTGACGCCGAGCCGGAAGCCGATGCACAGGAAGACGCCGGGGCACCGGAGGTTGACGACGAGGGCGAGCCTGACTCGGTGCGTGGCGAGGTCTACGAGCTTGGCGATCACCGGATCATGTGCGGCGACTGCCGAGACCCCGCCGACTGGTTCCTGCTGCTTCAGGGCGACAAGGCGAACCTCGTTTTCACGTCACCGCCCTACGCAAGCCAACGCAAGTACGACGAGGCCAGCGGCTTCAAGCCGATCCACCCCGACGAGTATGGGGACTGGTGGGACGCCTTGCAGGCAGCCGTTCGTGGCAACCTCGCTGACGATGGCTCCTTCTTCGTCAACATCAAAGAGCACTGCGAGGACGGGCAGCGGCACCTCTACGTCAAGCGGCTGACGATCCGCATGGTGGATGAGTGGGGATGGGAGTTCAACGATGAACTCGTCTGGACCCATGCCGGGATCCCCGGAGAAGTACACACCAAGTTCAAAAACCAGTTTGAGCCGGTGTTCCACTTCTGCACCGGACGCGGCATCAAGATCCGCCCGTTGGCAGTCTCACACAAGAGCGACCATGTGCCGCTCGGAGGCGGTGCCAACATGGCGTCCCAGCAGGGCACGGGGAAGGCCGGCAAGGACTTCGCTGTAGGCAGAGGGACAGCCTACCCCGGCAACGTGCTTTCGTTTGGGAAGGCCCGTGAGGCGCTGGGCCACTCTGCAGCGTTCCCGGTTGTGCTCCCCTCCTTCTTCGTCCGTGCCTTCTCAGACGCCGGTGACATCGTCCTGGACCCCTTCATGGGATCGGGCACCACGATCATCGCAGCGGCTGAGCACGACCGGCGTGGCTTCGGATTCGAGATCAGCCCGAAGTATACAGACGTGGTGCGGCGCCGCTGGACGGCATACGCACTCAAGCACGACCTTGACCCAGGCAGCGGAGCCCTCGACTGATGCCCCACGACCCGGTCAAGATCCTGCGCATCCTCCTGAGCCAGAACCTAGCCCGCCTCCAGACCGCCCGAGCGACGGAGAAGGAGCGGGAGACCGTGTCGCCCGAGACGACCACGATCATGCGGGACATCTGGCGCTACACCGAAGAGATCGAGCGCCGGACAGACCCGGCCGCAGTGGCATCCACCCCGGGAGCCGCCGCAGGCAGCTCAGACCGTGACCGCCGAGACGCCGACCTGGCGCAATTCTAGGAGCCCATGGCCAAGCAGCTACCACCCCCAGGCGAGGACGTCCAGACTGCCGCCCGCAACGAGAAGATCCTCGATCTCCGTCGCCGTGGCTGGTCCTTCCGCCGGATCGCAGCCGCCGCAGGCATCGGCCGCTCAACTGCATGCAAGGTGGTCCACGCTCACCTCGACATCATCGCCGCAGAGTGCAGCGAGCACACGCACGCGATCCGAGCGCAAGAGATCGAGCGCCTGGACGCTGCCACCGAAGCGATCTGGGACAGGGTGAAGGGTGGCGACCTCCCCGCCATCGGCACGCTCCTCCGGCTCTCGGCGCAGCGGGCAAGCCTGCTCGGCCTCAACGCCCCGACCAAGGTGGCGGCCACGGACCCGACGGGCAAGCACGCCGCCCCGGCGGTGGTGACCTTCGACCTGTCCAGGCTCAGCGATGCCAAGCTAGCGCAGCTCGAGGCTCTGCACTCCGAGATTCAGCCCCCTGCGGCGGGCGGTGACGATGACGACAGCCCGGACGATCCCAACCCTCGCTGAGATCCGGGGTGAGCGGCTGAAGCGGCGGCAGGACAAGGCCCGGACGAACCTGCTAGACTTCACGCTCTACACGTTCCCCGGCGGCGGCTACCGGGTCAACTGGCATCACAGCGTGACCGCCGCCGCTCTGGACCGCTTCGCAGCGGGCATCCTGAAGCGCCTGATCGTCGTCGAGCCCCCACGGCACGGCAAGACGGAGCTCGCTGCCCGCAGGCTGCCCCCGCTTATCTTCGGGCACAACCCAGACGCCCGGGTGATGGGCGGGGCCTACAGCGCCCCCCTGGCGTACAAGACGAGCCGCGACATACAGCGGATCATGGACACCCACGAGTATTTTGAGTTGTTCCCTGAGACCCGCCTCTCGGGCAAGCACGTGGCCACCTCGGGGCTCGGGTCCTACAAGAGGACCACCGACGAGTTCGAGATCGTCGGCCGCCTGGGTGGCTACAAGTGCGCAGGCATCGGCGGGAGCATCACGGGCTTCGGCGGTGGCTTCCTGATCATCGACGACCCGGTGAAGAACCGGGCCGAGGCTGACTCTCCGATATTCCAGGCCAGGCTCTGGGAGTCCTACGCTGACGACTGGTCGACGCGCATGGAGCCCCCGGGTTGCATCTGCGTCATTGCCACCCGCTGGAACCTTCGGGACCTCGTTGGGCAGCTGCTCGAGAAGGCCAGGACGGATCCCAAGGCTGACCAGTGGGAGGTCGTCCACTTCCCTGCTCTGCTCGAGGGCCCCGCAGGGCCCGGAGACCCCAGGCAACTCGGCGAGCCCCTCTGGATCGACCGGCTCAGGGACCCCGACGAGCCCGAGACGACGACCCAGCAGGACCTGATCGACCGGACCCTCGCTGACTACGACGCCATCAAGGCCCGTGGCCTGCAAGGTTGGACGAGTCTGCAGCAGGGCGAGCCGGTGGCCAAGAAGGGCACGATCATCCAGATCGACAGTATGAAGCAGCGCTACCCTTACGGGTCGCTGGACCCCCATGCCCCTGGCGAGTGGCTAATCTACGGCGACCTAAAGAACGGCAGCAAGCAGCCCACGAGCTCCTACGCCGTCTATCAGGTCTGGTTCAAGCCGACCGAGCACCCAGCGCGGCGCTACCTCGTTGAGCAGGTCCGGGGACGCTGGGACCAGGGAGAGGAAGAGCAGCACCTCGTCCTTCTCTGCGGCCGATTCTGGCAGGTGGGCCCGAAGAAGCTCGAGAACAAGGCCGACTCGGCCGGCGTGATCGTCCACCTTACTGATTTGATTCAGGGGTTGATAGCGATCAAGGCGGTCCCCGGATCGAAGGCTGATCGGCTCCGTGCCTGCGCTCATCAGTTCCTGGCGGGTAATGTGTACCTGCCCGAGGGCGCCCCGTGGCTCCCCGAGTGGATCCATGAGCACACCGCCTTCCCCGGCGCAGCCAACGACGATCAGGTTGATACGACAAGCCTGGCGCTTAACGACATGGCTACCCCGACCGACAGCACCGCCGGATGGTGGCAAGGCCTCATGTGAGCGACGAAGTACAACATGCAGACCAGGCGGCCCCGGTGACGCCAGAGGCCATGTCGGCAGGACCGTCAGCCGCCACCGCTAGGCTCCATTTCGACGGCCTCATGTCGGCGCTCCAGAGCGTCCAGGCATTCGCAGGCCAGCAGCACAGCGGCGGCCGTGGCACCCCTCGAGGCCCTGCCAGCGTGGCGCTACTGAGCCAGGTCGACACCGATCGGCTGTATCGCACCAGCGCCCTCGCCCGTCGCATCGTCGACAAGCTGCCCAACGAGTGCACGCGCAGGGGCTGGACGGTGCGATCCTCCGAGGTAGAGAGGGGATCAGACCCCACGCCGTTCGCCGCAGAGTTGAGGCGCCTGGGCCTACGGGCCACGCTCAACGAGGCAGACCGCCTGGCACGCAAGGACGGCGGCGCCGCTGTCTACATGTCGATCCGGGACGGCCGGCAGCCGGTCAAGCCCGTAGACTGGGGCAACGTCAAGGCGGTTGAGTTCCTGCGCGTGATCGAGCGCTGGGAGCTGACGCCGGCCACATGGCACGGTGACACCCGTTCGGCGGACTTTGGCCGGCCTGAGACGTACCAGTATTCCCCGCAGACCCAGGGCGCAGCCCAGGGCACCGAGGCGATGCTGCACATCCACGCAGACCGACTGCTGATCATGCGTGGCGCAGTGCTCCCCCGACGCATCCGAGAC